GCGGATGTAGCACCAGCGGTGGCACTTTCTGCGAGATACTTGCGGGTATTCTCTAGAGTGGTTGCCATTACTGAACGCTTGTTACCTTGTAAGCCTTCTAAAAGGGCCTCTTTGGTTTCCGACCAGCGTGACTCGAGTAATTGTGACATTATAGTTCTCCTTAAACTTTTAGTCCCGCAAGCCTGCGGATGTCAAATATCTCAGCGGTTTTTTCTTCTTTACCGCTGGATTGATGTGCCTGTTTGTCGCCTGTAATTTCTTTGCCTTCTGATAGTACTTTCTTCGCCGGTGCTCCACCATTCATTACTGCTGGTAGGTATTTGTCGAAAGCTGTACGTAGCTTTTCTGTTTGTGTTGATTCAAGTAGACTTCCCATTACTTGACGCTTATCTCCAGTTAACGGTCCTAGCAATTCGCTCATAACTTCTTTGCGTTGGTTGTTTTCTTTGATAATACGTAGTTCACGGTCTTTCTGTGCTACTTGTTCTTGTGATTCTGCAACAATCTTCACTGCTTCTTCTAATTCGGCTTCTCTAGTCAGCATAACTTTAAGAAGTTTTGCTGTTTCAGATTTCTCATTTAGATGACTTGCAGCGTATTCGCTTGCGAAGCTTTCAAAAATTCTGCGACCAAAGTCATTTCTACGAGCTGATTCAATGTCTTCCTTGAGCTGAGTCATTTCAGAACGTAGACCGTTCTGCACTGTTTCTGCTACTTTTGTGGAAGCTGCTGTGATAAAATCTTTCTTGAGATTGTCAAACTTAGCTCTGCTTTCGCGTACTAATTTTACTTTAGTTTCGGCTAGGTCTTTCTTGTCTGTGTGGAATTCTGCGATTTCTTTCGCCAGGGCATCCACGATAAAGGATTCTAATTTAGCTACATTGCCTGCAACTGTTTTGCGATCTTCGTGTAGTTCTGCCAATTCTTTGTTAAGATTATTAAAGATAAATGATTCCATTGCTTTGGAATCGTCTTTCATTTTCTTAGCATACTTGGCACGGGCTTCAATAAGTCCTTGGCGATCTTCTGCCAATTCACCTAACTCTGCCTGTAGACGATCTGTTAGCATAGCTTCTACAGCTTCTACCATTGCGCCTTTGTCATGCTCATACTTCTGAGCAAATTCTTCACGTAGTTCAGCAGTTACTTGATCACGGCTTTCTTGAATTCTGCTTTCCCAAGCTGATTCAATTTCCGATTTGATTTCTTCGGAAATCACATTGTTTTCAAACAATTGTTTTACGATGTCTAGCATGTGATTCTCCTACTGTTATTTGAGGCCTGAAATGATTTTTTTCAGACTCTCTGCTAAGTACTTCTGTGCCTTTGGGTCGCCTTGGACTTCCTGTGCGATCTGATATGCCTTGTAACCGCCTGTGTTGTTGATTAAATGTTCGTATACTGGTGTTGGGTAAGCGCCCGGAGCACTTGGTTGTGCTACCACATCAACTGTGATAATTTCAAAACCCTGTACTTTACCACCGCTGTCTACCTCGCCGGATCCCCTGGAACTAACACCCAGTTTAACTCCCGACTCCAGCATGGACTGAATTAACTGACCCATTGGGGTTGGAAGTATTTTTAGTTTTCCGTAGCCGTTAGGACCATCCATCCACATCTTGGTTATCATGTGACTCACACGATCAAGATTGATTTTTAAATCCTGAGGATGATCAACTTCTCCAAGAACGGAGTAGCCACCAGCGATCTGTTCATTGAGCGTTTTGACAGCCCTGCCAATTTCTTCAGAAGAGTAAACACGCTGATTTGCATTACGGATGTCTCCTTGAATGCAAATGCCGTTTAGGTGCAGCGACTTTTTACCGTCGCTGCCTTCGTCGCGCTCCAAGACAATCTTAGCCTGGTCAAAACTCAAATGTTCTGATAGAGTAGTTTTCACCTTTGTCAAGTCCTATTATCTACGACCACGGAAAAGACTTTGCTTGTTGTCAGCTGATTCTTTTGCACCAGCTTTCTCAGCACCGTGTCCTGGCTCTTTCTTAGAGAAGAACGCATTACCGTTCTTAGCACCAGGAACATTTACGTTACCCATATTATCTACTTTAGGCTTGTTACCTGCTAGGCCACCCGCTGTGCCTTTGTCGCTGCCGCCTTCTTGGCCAAACTTCAAAGATGCGCCGCCCATGTCATTCTTGCTGAACTTTAGACCTGTTGCAGAACCGTCAGCTTTTTCAGCTTGACCTTTCTTCTCAGCGCCGTGACCTGCTGGAACTTTCTCAACATACTCACGAACAGTTGCTAAGTCACCCATGCCTTCTTCTTTGGCAAATGGATTTCCGCCTTCTTCACTGTCGTCACCCATGTCGTCACCACCTTTGAGTTCGTCAAATTTAGCTTGTAGTTCATCAACAATAGAGTCTAGGTCTTGAAACAATTCTTCTTCAGACTTTTCGCCTTCTTCGTCATCCATTTCTGCATCGATATCGCCTTCTAGATCGTCAGTTGGATCGCCGCCCATTGCTGGCATTTCGTCGTCGCCTTCAATGGCAATGTCTTCAAATTCTTCGTCGACTTTTTCGTCGTCCTCGTCTTCTTCTTTATGAGATGTTTCATCTACTTCTTCATCATCATCATCTTTTTCTTCTTCTTCAGCAATTTCGCTGTCGATCAAAGATTCATAGATTTCACGTGATGCTGTAACCACGTACTCGTGGAACAGTTCTTCTGCTTTAGCTTGATCGTCGTTGACCAAATGCTCAAGCATTTGTTGTAATAGTTTATTATCGGCCATAGTTTATCTCCTCGTATGGTATGGGCTGTTGTTTATTTAACACTAAGATTACAATCTGGTGTTAAATGGTAGTTTTTTGATTGATTTGATTGGAATATATAGTATCAGGAATACTTCTACTAAATTCGTCGTAGGTGATATGACTTAGATTAGTCAAGGTAGGCCCCAGCTTGTCTGGTATAAATGCACCAGGTTCTATTACCCTAAAAAAATGAGTGTGACGGAATTCTCGGATTACTTTTTCAGTCTGACTTAACCAATTTCCGTGGTAAGTGGCAGCATCTGTTGATTTTTTATAGTTGAATGTATCTGCGTAAATGTTGTTGAACTTGCCGTCGGTGCCTTGATAATCAAATCCAAAAATATAGATAGTCTTGTGTTCTTGGGTTGCTGCGAACCATAGTGCTGTGGGTCCTGAACTCCATCCCTTGTGCGGACTAAAAAAATTAATACCGTGCTTGGTCTGTATGCCCTTATTGGGATTGGTCCATACTTGATGTTTTTTATGATAACCAGATTCTATAATTTCGTTGACCATTTTTACATCTACCGCTACTAGATAATTTGGTTCAAACTCACGATATTGCGCATTGCACCCGTAAGTTACACCTTTGGTCATTAGAGAACGAACGTCTAGGCAATTTCGGCTTGTGCCGTTGCCTATGACAAATCCGGGATTATTGTGCAGGTGCTGCTTCTTCGCCAACTGGAGTTCCATACATTTGTCTTATAAAGTCCAGTTCAGATTGTGATTCTAATTGATGTGCTTCGCTCTGAAGCCTCAGTTGATTGATTTGTCGCAGTGTAAGACGTATTTTTCTGGTATCTTTTTTGCTGATGACACTGCGATCTCTGCTGGACTCGTATCTTCGATCTTGAGCAAAGTCGTTGTTTTTTTCGTTGAAGTAAAAGAATTCGTTAAGAAGCATAATGTATTTATTATTGAACTGGTGCTTCTGGTGCTGCTTCTGCTCCGGGTTCTGCGGCAGCAGCCATGTCTAAAGGTGCTTCTGCTTCTTGACCTCCAGCATCCGCGGCCATGCCTCCAGGTGTTACACCTATGCCTCGTAGTTGACTTTGGGCATCAGCAGGTGCTGTGAGATTAGCACCGTTTTCTTCGCGCCACAATCTTTCGTTTTCTTTGACCTCATCTTCAGTCATGCCTAGGAATCGTTTCATAGCAAAACGCTTGCTGAGATGTGGAATTGCTACTACTGCTGCAAATGTAGCTGCTCGAGCGGTGTCGAGTTCACTTTGTCGATAAGCAGCAAAGTTCTGTGGCTGATTAAATTTAAGTTCAAATAGCCCATTGTCAATGTTCACACCTTGATCATTGAGCCATAGTTTAAATTCAAGATCAAACGTTTCAACTATGATGCTTTGTAGACGTTTGCAGTATTCATTGAATCTCAGTTCTTGTATATAAGCTGTGCCCACTTTGCCATCTGATACAGTGTTGGCCGCTTCGTCTATGGATGTAGGAAGGTATGAAGCAGGGATACGTAGAGCACGGAACAGTTTATTAGTAAAGTAACGCAGGTCAGTGATTTCACCTAGGTTAGTACCACCAGGCAGTGTTTCAACTTTTGATCCACGACCTTCTGCAGTCTGTGGGAAGAAGTAGTCTTCGTTTACACTTAGAGGATTATAACTAGCGTCTATGACGTTGGCTCCGCCACCTGTTGAGCTAGGAATACGTCTTTGTTGGATTTCGTTTTTAACACGTTCAACAAAGCTCATGGCCATGTGTGCCGGCATATTTCCAACGTCCACATAGAAAATACGTCTTTCTGGAGCACGTTGTATACGATAGATAATGATAGCATCTTCAAGCAATTCTTTCTGCTTGTATACTTTGAATACTGATTCTAGCAGTGAATTGCCAAACGGATAGTTGTTATCCAACCCTTCTGATAGACTAAGATGAATAACATGTTTGGCATCCACAGTGATTTCATTGGTCTGATTACTGAATCTTGTGCCCACTGAACGTGCTGCATCGCCTGCAAATCCTCTAGCACCACCGCCGCCTGATGTGTATGAACTTGTGCCGCTAGGGGCTGTGTTGGTGGTGTTGTGTGGTGTTGTGGCTATGAATTCTTTGAAGTTGAAGTTGAGATCACGGATCACATACTGTTCAGGAATCTTGCCTTCTGATTCATTGACAATGATCTTTGTGACCTTGGCAGCATCAACAAACAACCATTTTTTGGTTTCAGGATCACGAACAAAAAAGCAGTCACCGTACTTGAATGCGTT